AGGTGATGTTATTTGTATTGAAGGTTACTCAATGGCATCGACCGGGCGAGTATTCAATATAGCAGAAAATGCAGGACTACTCAAACACTATCTTTGGAAACATAAGTTTGAATTTTCAGTAGTCCCGCCTACAGTAATCAAGAAATTTGCAACCGGAAAAGGCAACGCAAATAAAGAAAAGCTCCAAGAATCTTTCATTGAAGAAACAGGAGTCAATATCAAACAAATACTAAACATGACGGAGAAACAATGGAATCCTTCGTCAGATATTATTGATGCTTATTATCTTTGTAAATATGGAGTAGAAAATGTTACCTGAATGGCTTAAAAGTATCTTTCGTGGAACTCGAAAAGAAGTAAAAGAAACAGTTATTGAAAATGCAGATGCTGTTGCAGAAAAAGCAGCAGAATTTGCAAAGGCAGCAATTGCAAAAGAAGCAGAAATCATCAAGAAAGCAATTCCTTCGGCGAATGGTATTGTTGATACTGTTGAAAAAGCAGCAGACAATGTTGTTGATAAGGCAACAAAGAAAGCAGCAAAGAACGTAAAGAAAGCAGCAAAGTAAAATGGATATGCCGGGACATATTCTTGTTGGTATAGATAAAAATGTTCCGGTAATACATGGCAAATGTCCTAAATGCAAAATAGGATATCGTTCCATGATTCTTATGGACTTTGTTCCTCATCCTAAAAGTGGCGAAGGAATTATATACATGGAATGTGTAGGATGTCTTTCAATTTATCAAACTAAAATTAAAAATGTGGTAAACAAATGATTGAAATATACGGAAAAGATGGTTGCGTTTATTGTGAAAAGGCTGTATCATTACTTAATGAACGCAACATGAAGTTTACCTATATTAAAGTAGGTAAAGGTATTACTGTTGATGAGTTCAAGGAGAAGTTTCCGGGAATAAAGACAGTTCCTGTGATAACAACTTACGGATTTAATATTGGTGGCTATGAGGCCTTGAAAGGCTATATTGAAGAAACGGCAGGAAATTATGGACATTGAACAAAGTGAAGATATCTCTAAAGAAAATATCAATGCTCTTTTGAAAGAAGCAGTAATAGCAGTTAAGTTTAAGAAAGTAGACGGCACAGAACGTCTTATGCGGTGCACATTGCTTGCAGATCGTATTGTTCCTCATGAAAAAATAACAGATCGTGAGAAAAAGATTAATGAAGATGTAGCATCTGTATGGGATATAGAAAAGGATGCTTGGCGTTCATTTCGCTATGACTCAGTTATTGCTGTTTATAAATAATATATACGCAATAACAACATAGATGGAAAACTTATGATTGATCCTTTTTCCCCGCCTGTTATGGCAAAAGTTCTTGCCGGCCTAGGTGGTTTTATTGGCGGAGCAACCTTCATGGCATTCTACAAACCCTGTAATGTATGGGATGCTGCAGTTAGATCTAGTGTATGCACAATGACTGCCATCATCGGCGCAGCGCCAATGCTCGCCTACTTAGAAGTGGAAATAGATAGCGATTACCTTCTTGCAGCAGCAGCACTTATAGGATTTTGTTCCTGGAGTATTCTGTCACTTGCTGCAAGAACTCTTCTTAAGATACAAGACGAGAAGACGGAAATGAAACTTCCGGGATGGATTGAAACCAAAAAATAAATTATGGATTGATTATGGAATATAAGATTGTGAACAACGTTGAGAAGAATGAACTAAACCTAAAAGCCCGTGGCGGCACTGAGTTGATGCAGGAACGACTTGCATCATCAATTTCTGCTGAATTGCTTTCTAAATTTCAAATCATACCATCGAGGGTCAGAGATCTCGAACCAGATAAAAAAACTATACTATGGTTGCATGATCTTCCTGGTGACCCTGAGTCACAACATCTCAAGGATCCTGAACTAAGGAAGCGATTCTCGAAGATCGTTGCTGTGTCTGATTGGCAGATGCAGATGTATAATATGATTCTAGGTGTCCCATACAGAGAAAGTGTGGTGATCAAAAATGCCATTCACCCAATCGAAATTAAGGAAAAATCCTACGATGGGACAGTGCGAATTATCTACCACACAACTCCTCACAGAGGACTTGAAATCCTCGTCCCTGTTTTTGAAAAACTGTGTGAGCGGTTTGACAACATTGAACTTGACGTATTTTCAAGTTTTTCAATCTATGGTTGGGAGCAGCGTGATGAGCCCTATAGAGAACTATTTGAACGCTGTAAGACACATGCAAAGATTAATTATCATGGAGCCGTCTCTAATGAAAGAATACGAAAAGAGCTTAAACGATCTCACATCTTTGCTTACCCAAGCATCTGGCCAGAAACCTCGTGCCTAGCAGCAATCGAAGCAATGAGTGCTAAGAACATTGTTGTCTGTCCTAACTATGCAGCACTACCAGAAACATGTGCTGGGTTCGCCAACATGTATCAATGGTCAGAAGATTCAAACGAGCATGCTAATCGATTCTATCAGGTGATGATTGCATCTATCGAAGAGATAACAAAAAAAGGACTAGACGAAAATCGCCTGTCCTTTCAAAAGCATTACTATGATAATGTTTATAATTGGGAAGTCAGAAAAGATCAGTGGCGAGCATTATTGGTAAGCCTCGACAACTAATACTTATGCCGCCGAACACCAGACAACTTGATTATCACTGTACCAGCGGGCAGGACGACCAACCTCTACGCAATAAACGCTGTAATAATCTGCTCCTGCACAGAACCCATCTGTGCGGTCATCGGACTCAGAACGAGCGGCATACGATACTGATGCAGCTTGCGCCTCTTCTAAAGATGCATAAACGCCAACTAAATCTTCGCCTTCATACGCCGTACCAGCAGTCAACACATATACAGTCATTTCACTCTCCTTAACAATCTGGGTCAAAATCTAACCACTCATCCATCTCAGAAGGTTGCCCATCATCCTCATATTCTTCAGGATCACAACCTGTCACTGTGTAATCATCATCTTCTACGCCATCATCATACATTTTTTATGTCCTTTCAATTTATCCTATAATTAAATATACGATCTTTTAATAAAAATGTCAACCACGTTTTTTTAAAAAATCTTTTTATTTTTGGTTGACATATTTCCGATAATATGCTAGATTAAATAATAGGAACACATAGGAGATATGAACATGACAAAAGAAACAAAATTCGCAATTGTTTTGACACAATCGCAAATCGATTATTTGTTGGATGGTTTAGAACAAATCGCAGAAAAAGATCAAAAAATGGATGCAATTTTGCAACGTTTTGATGAATCTTTTGAATTGGACGAAAACGGCGATTTCATTCCTTTCGTGAAATAAAAAAGGACATTATGATGGCAAAGTCATTGTTATCAATCAAGACAAAGAAGGTTCAACGCAAGACACATTCTGAGACGTATCTCGTCAATCGGAAGTATCTTGGCGAGGAACCTACAAAGATCGTCACTCCAGTTGACATGATGCGAGCATTCACTTGGTATCACAACATGTGTGATGCCTCGGATGCAAAGCAGTATATGAAGGATTACTTTGTATCTGACAAGAGTATGACCAAGACAATCGGTCGTATTGCGGATTCTCGTATCCCATATACGTCTGCTTGGATGTGCCGTATTGCGTTAATTCAGAAGCGTGAGTTGACAGATGCAGAACGTGCCAAAGTAACTAACGATATTGTAGACGCTGCTGGAGCCTATGTTGAACCAACAGAGAAGGTCAGCGAGGCGGTTACTAAACCATCTATCCAAGATCGTATCAAAGATCGCTCCCATAACATCATAGGCGAAATTGAGTCATTGATTGACTCAGGTGAGAACGTTTCTTTGTATGACTGGTTGCAGAAGAACGAGATTCCTGCAATGTATGCATCTAAGATCGTTGAGTTCTATCGTCCTGTCTTTGATGAGTTCACTCAGGCACATGCTGGCAAGATCGATGGTTACGAGAAGTGGTCAAAGATGCAGTTGAAAGAGCGTGCTGTGTTCTATGGCAAGATCGTATCAGATGCTGAACGCTATGGTGATGTTGCTAAGAAAGTGCGTAAACCACGCAAGACAAAAGCACCTAGCTCTGCAAAGATCCTGCAGTTCTTCAAGTTTCAGAAAGAATCGAAAGAACACAAGATCGCATCTGTTTCACCAGAATCGGTCCTAGGTGCTCAAGAACTCTGGGTGTTCAACTCGAAGTATAAGATCCTTTCTGTGTTCATGGCAAAGGATCGAGCGGGATTTGGTGTCAATCGTCAAGCAATCACTAACTATGACGAGAAGACGTCTAAGTCAATGCGTATCGGTCGAAAGACAGACGAGCAGATAAAGAAGGTCACTGCTGGTGGCAAGATCATCCTGCGTAAACTTGCAGCAGACATGGATCTGCCTATTACAGCACGACTCAACGAGGCAACAGTCCTCCTGAAGGCAGTGAAGGGTTAATCCCTTCACTTTTCTATGATCATAAATAAATTTGTAGTCATAGAAAAAGAAAGAATCATATGACAGAAAATCTCATAAAATTCCCAACACAATCAGAAGAAATCTTCCCATCAACGCATGAAGAAGCAATGGATAGGTTGATAGAAGTGAGAACAGAATACTGTGATGCAATTGCAGAAGATGCTTTTTC